CACAGCTTTGTAGATGATCCAGCCGACACCGCCGCAGACCAGCGCCAGAACCACAAACATCAGGACAAGGGTGATGATCTCGTCCATCTCTTTCTTGTGCCTTGCAGCCGCCTCGCGCTGGCGTCTGGCGTCATGTGCGGCTTCTTTGTCGATACTTGCAGCACGGGCCAGAATCTTGGCCCACACGTCCATCTTGTTGCTTTGGAAGAAGAGCATCTTGATTTCTTCCTCAAACGCTCTGGCTGACTCGATGGCAAGCTCAAGCTCGATGGCTTTGCCCATTGCACTGCCCTTGAAGCCGCCGGTTTTGGACTGCTGAACAACCTTGATGGCGTCTGACTTGGCGCTGAAAAACTTACCCAGTACAGGGCCGAGCGACTCCACATCCTTGACCGTCTGGGCAGCAGTCTTGACCAGCTTAACGGCTGTTTGGATTGCCGCAAGAGCGGTGAAGGGGTCGATCATTTTTACGCCTATACGCCCATTTGCTTGCGTATCTTGGTTGCGGAAATAGCGTGAATTGCATCGTCAAACACTTCTTGCTCAATCTTGTAACCAACGTCCCTGCCGTATGTGATATTAGTTACATTAGGCACAAGCTGTATCTCGTACTGTCCTTGGTACAGAGGGTCTAGGTCGCGCTTAATCAGGTCTTTAACTTGATTGGCCGCAAAGGGGTTTGAGCCGTTCCAACCTTGACAATCTCTTATCTGTATAACCACTTGACCCGTTTTAGCAACAGCCCGGTCAAACAACGCACGGTGGCCCAAATGCCACGGTTGCCAGCGGCCTAGCATCTGCACGGTTTCTTTTTTCCAATCAAATGTAGGGCGGCGGCGGTTCTCTAGGATGTGGTTACCAATGAACTCAGCCCACTTTTCGGCGTTTTGTTCCGTTACCCTAAAGTCATACTGCTCAGGCGGTACAAAGGCCTTGTTGGTGTCATCAAACCTGCCTTGGTCGATGGTGTCCATCCAAACAGTCCAGTCTGCTTTGAAGTTGTTACGCATCTCAACAAGGGGAGCAACAAAGTCACAAATTACATAGTCGCCTGTTGACTTCAGCGCAAACTCTGCCATGCGCAGGGACTGGCGAATGCGGCCTTCTTTGGAGAAGTCCCAATCGTTAAAGCGTTTGCGGATTTCGTCTGCGTTGAACCAATCAACTGTTACCTTAAAGAATTCAGGCCCCGGGATTCCCTCATAAGACAGAACACGTTGAGGATTAACTTCCATTAAATCGCCGTTTTCTTCAAGGTACTTCTTCAGCGCCGTAGCGAGAAACGTTTTGCCCGAACCGGGCAGGCCCATAATCAATATTTTTTTCATCATTTGACCTTGTACAGAGTTTTGACCGCAAAGTCTGGTGCTGGTGTGCGCCAGAAATCTTTACCAGCATATTTTTCCCACACTGACTTAGGCAGGATGGACGGGCGCTCTTGCCAAGTCACTTCTTTCCTGACCGTGTGCAGGCTTTTCATGTTCAGGGCTTTGTCAAAGACTTCGTTCTCGTACTCCACGTTTTTGAAGTCGTGGTCAAAGTACTGCTTACCAATGAAGCTGTAAATCTCACGCATCACGCTCTCAGGCTTCTTGCACAAAGACTCGTATTCCACCAGCATAATCATGTCAGGGTTTAGCAGCAAGCCTTCTTCTAAAAAATAGTAGGGCTTGACCACTTGGCCTTCTTTTTTCACATCCATCAAGGCATCGCACCTTGTGGTGACTGTCTGCCGCGCTTCGTCATCTGTCAGGGCTGCGCCGTACAGGGAGTTCTTGGCCGAAATGCGCTCAAAGCTGTCCAGTATCCAAGGCAAGTCACGCACACAGCAAATGATCTTGGTCTGTGGGTAAAGGTCTTTCAGCAGTGATGTCTTGGCAGTCCAGCCTCTGCTGGTGTCAAACACAGTGTTTGGCGTGACTGCCTCGTAGAACGCATTAAAAATAGACTTGAGGATGTGCTTGCGTCTGTCTTCATCAATCAGGTGGTTGCTCTCACTGCCCGTGATGACATTGATGGTCGATGTGATTAAGCCTTGCACGGGAGATGAGATGTCCGCGTAGAACTCGGGGTTCTGCCGCAAAATTGCTGACAGCAGCGTTGAACCCGACCTCGGCAAGCCTGAGATAAAGAAAAACTCTTTCATACTGCTGGAGTCTGAGCAACCCAGTTAACTGTAGCTTCGTCCCATTGGTAGCGTACATTGCCACCATTGATAACAGCATCTGCTGGCCTTGCTATAGGTGCAGCCCAAGTCATCGTGTCCAAGTAGCCAATCCAAGACGGATAAGGTCTACGGGCTTCATGTTCTGCGGTTCTTGCGGCGGTGTACTCTGCTTCAGTCAATACTTGTAATACACCAGCAATGGTAGTGTCGGCATCATCATCGCAAGTGCCGTAGTATCTTGGCGCTCTCAGATATGTGCCGTCAGAAGCTGTGGATACAGGCCATGTTGAACTGTCGTGCCATAGATGAGTCCAGCCTTTGATAGCTGGCATTGATGGCCCTGTGCGTTGTGGCTCGGCTGTGCAGACTATTTTGGTTACTGCGTCTACTTCTGTTATGCAAATGTACATTGTGATTCTCCTTAAAAATTAAACTGCAACTCGGCGAACAGCACGAACTAAATAAATATAGTCCTTACGGTATGGAGACCTGACGCCATTGGCAAAGGTTTTACTAACTGCGTTTACTGACGAAACTTCCGTACTCGCCCAGTATCCGCTAACAGTAAACGCTTGTGCGCCCCCTGTTTGGAAAGCTGCTGCTGAAGTTTGAGCAGGAGTACCAGTAGTATAATTAGATGCTCTTGCGGGGACAGCGTTAGGGTTTATTCCGGTATTTGTGTCGTTTTGTGCTGTTGAAGGTTTTAAATTGTAGTAGCAGACTTCCAGTTCATTTTCGGCTGGCATATACCAATCTGTTTGTCCACCTGTAGAAAGATCATTACAAAAGTGAGCGCAAGGGTAAACAGTTGAGTTTCCGTCCGCCACCATGTCCGCAGTGTTCTGTGGGCCATTGATAGTGCTATCCGCGCCTGCGGTTGCACTTTGAGTATTTTTCCATTTAAGAGAAGATTGGCCCGCTGATAAAGGTGCAGTTATTAAATAATGCGTAGCTACGCTAGCTACACCTATTTGGCCTGCATAAAAACCACCACCAAATGCCTGCCCGATAACTGTTGGGACGTCTGCTGGAGTTGTAATGCTATTACTGGCCGCACTAGCTGGCCCAGTGCCTCCCGGCGTTGAGGCGGTAACGGTAAATGTATAAGAAGTAAGCTCAGACAGCCCACTGACTGTAATAGGCGATGTGCCTGTACCCGTTCCACCAGCAGGGCTTGATGTAGCTGTAAATGTAATTGCCCCTGTACCAAGGTCGGCAGGTGCTGTAAACGCAACAGTAGCAGTTGAAAAAGTAACCGCCGTAGCAGTGCCAATTGTAGGAGCGCCGGGGCTACGGGGCCAGATGCCTTGCTTCACATAGTTTGATACTTGGTCAAGCGTCCAGATACCTTTAGCCGCTGCGGTTGTCGGGGCTGTTGGATTCTTGGTAATGATGCCGCCGGGATATTGTTTAATGCTCATGGCTGTTCCTTAAACTGCAACACGGCGAATGGCACGGACATATTTTGAATCGTCCTTAGTGCTAATACCCTGACTGCCGTTACCAAAATACGCGCTCCATGCTTCTGAAGCAGAATTCTCAGTACTAGACCAATATGTATTAGCATTTGTGAAATCTTCTGCGCCTGTACTTTTAAAAGCTGCTGAAGTAGTTTGAGCAGGATTACCAGATGTGTAATTACTAGCTCTAGCAGGAACTGCATTTGCATTTATGCCCGAAGATGTAATGTTGTTCTGTGTGGTGGGTTTTAAATTGTAATAACAAACTTCCAACTCATTTTTTGCAGGCATGTACCAATCACTAAACCCGCCAATCACTAAGTTATTGCAGAAGTGACCTGCTGGGTAAACTGTTGAGTTCCCATCAGCAACAATATCTGCTGTGTTTTGTGGCCCATCTATCACGCTATCAGCACCCGCAGTAGCTGTGTTTGCATTTTTATATTGCTTGCTTGTATTTTGTGCAGACGCAACAGGCCCAACAACCAAGTTGTAATCAGCTACCCCATTGCCAGCAGTTGAGATTTGTCCTGCAAAAAATCCACCACCGAAAGCAGCGCCAATTGCGGCGGGGAGCGTTGTAATTGAATTACTTGCCGCACTTGCTGGGCTGGTTCCTGTTGCATTAGTGGCAGTGACTGTAAATGTGTATGCCGTGACTGCTGTTAAACCTGTTACTGTAATAGGAGATGTACCCGTACCAGTAAGCCCGCCGGGGCTGGATGTTGCTGTAAATGTAACGGTTGAGGGATAGCCCGTACTTCCAGCAGTAAAAGCAACTGTGGCTGTAGTATCACCTGTAGCTGTAGCAGTACCAATCGTAGGCGCACCCGGCACTGCGGGCCAAATGCTTTGACCAATAGCTTGCATCTGCTGAGTAACTGTCCATATTCCAGAAAAATTAGGCATACGTTTCCTTAAACTGCTACGCGGCGAACGGCGCGGACACTTAACGTAGTACTCTTACCGCTGTAGCCCTGATAGCCGTTACTGAAGTTTTGCCTCCATGCGTACAAACTTAATTTTTCAGTACTAGACCAGTAATTGCCAGCCGTAAACGCCTCTGCGTTGCCTGTTTGAAAAGCTGCCGCTGAAGTTTGTGCTGGTGTTCCAGCCGTGTAATTACTGGCTCTTGCTGGAACAGCGTTGGGGTTGACGCCCGAGGATGCAGCACCGTTGTTACTTGTCGTTGTTGGTTTTAGATTGTAATAGCATACCTCAAGCTCATTCTTAGCGGGCATGTACCAGTCAGAAAAACCACCAATACTTAAACCTTCACAGAATTGAGCCGCTGGATGGCTGGCATTATTCATATTTGAGCTATTGGTCGGCCCGTCAATATCTGAATTTGTGCCTGCTGTACTAGTGTTTGAAGTCTTATATTGTATGCTTGCATCTTGTGCAGACGCCACTGGGCCAATTACAAGGTTATGAGTGGCAACACTTGAAGTTCCAATCTGACCTGCAAAGAAGCCGCCACCAAAGGCAGCGCCAATAGCAGGGATAGGCGTTGCAGAATTACTCGCCGCGCTCAAGGGGCTGGGGCCATAAGCATTGGTCGCAAACACCTTGAATGTATAAGCCGTTCCGTTGGTCAAGCCGCTTACCGTAATAGGCGAAGATGCGCCCGTCCCAATTACCCCCTCAGGCGTTGAGACAACTGTAAATCCAGTGATAGCCCCGCCACCTGTATTAGCGGGTGCGGTAAAAGTTACAGACGCGGAAGCAGTCCCCGCCGTAGCCGTACCAATCGTAGGCGCGTCAGGAACCAGCAGGGGGTTGTACCCCGGCAAAATAATACCAGCTTGATAGCGCATCGACATGGGTCACCTCTTATGCGTTTATCTCTTCCCAACTTACGGTCACCACAAGGTCGTTTGCCACACTTGCCGTCGCCCCGATAGACCTGTCTTCCAGCAGGTAGAACGATGTGGTTTTATCAGTCACGATCAAAGATGCATCAGCGGGGACAGAGATGGTAGAAACAATTGCTGTTCCTGTGCCACCAAGATCGTCTTGGCTAAAAATCTTGATCGTAATATCTGCCGCAGAAGAGCCGTCTACGTTGGCTACAACAATCGAGTTGATCTTATAGACCTTGCCGCTAGAGGCTGTGTTATTAACCAGTGCAGTTGCAAACGGGTCGTTTGTGGATGAAATTAAATTTGTAGACGTATTGCCATAAATGGCGGTTACAGCGACTATGTTGGGATTTGCCATTTATAGCTCCTTAGAAACCGAAGATCATTGAAAATGCGATGGATTTACCAGCGGTAATGCCACTAGATGAGGTGGATGATGCCCAACCTGTTCCGGTAGAAGTTAGCACGTTGCCAGCAGTGCCGGGGCTAGACAGTCCCGTACCACCATTGACGGCGGGAAGAATACCAGACACGTCCGATGTCAACACCACCGGGTTACTGACAATCTTAACAAAGTCAGAACCGTTCCAAGCTACCAAGGCGCGAACACCAGAAGCAACCGTTACGCCAGTCGTTGGGCCAGAGCCGCGAATAACAATAGAGCCAGTGCCAGCATTAATGACCAAATAGGCTTTGCTCTGGGCTGGGGCAGTGATGTTGCGTGTTGTAACGCCGTTACTGGCTGTCCACAAGATGATGGCATTACGCGCTTGGTTGGCCGCGCCGTTGGTCGTGGAAAGAGTTACATCTGTATTGGCCGAAAGCGTAGTCGTACCAGCAATTGCCGAATCAATCAGGCCCGTGATGGAATCATTGACCGTTGTGCCCCATGTACCTTGCAGGTCACCTGTGGTCGGAAGGGCAAGACCAAGAAGAGGGGAGAAGTTGGTTACTGCCATTTTTGATCCTTATAGGCCATTCAGGATGCCGATTGCCTGTACGTAGGCTTTACTGGCAGCAGTAGAAGTCTGGTATGTAGGAGCTACACCCGTACCATTGGAAGTTAGCAACTGACCTGATGTCCCCACATTGGTAGAAGCCACAGCATATTCTGCTGGATAGGTTACAAACACATCTTTTGTACCGGCTGAGAATGAAAGAGTCGATGGCTGTGTGGCCGAACTATTGGACAAAACAGTTGTACGCGCCAGCGTTGTACCAGATGTTGCATACGTACCAACACCTACTTCCCATTCATTCCCTGTTTGGCTTGCAATCGTATAAAAGGTTGTGTTTCCGTCACCAATAACAGCAAACGATTGAAAACCTGTAGCCGCGCCCGCAAGCGTGATAGTCCCCGTACCAGCCGTGGTAGTGGTTTCTTTAACACGATCCGCTAATACAAGTGCCATAGTATTTCCTTACACCGTCATTTCAACATTCTGCCAGTTTGGCGTCTCGCTGTCATCAATTGTTGTCCAATAAAAATAATTCATTGTGCCAACTTGACCTCTTGCCGATACACCAGATATTGCCACGGTCCTGCTGGAACCAACTGATCCCACACTGCCTGTAGCCACCACACCATCTTCAGTTGGGCTGTTGGTCTCAGTAACATCTCCCACCGCGCCAGCGGCTTGAACACCCGTCAGAGCAACAAGCCGTTCGCCCATCCCAATCGTACCAACTGCACCAGAAGCTAAAACACCATCTGGGATAGGCGAGAAATCAACAGTACCAACTGCGCCCAACGCTTGTAGCCCGTCAAGACCGAACTCTTTGCCGGGGATAATTGTTCCAACAGCGCCTGAAGCCTCAACACCCGTCAAGCTGGCGGTGTAAGCAAAATCAACACTACCCACCGCGCCTAATGCTCCAACACCTGTCAGAGCAATCAACTGCTCCACTGTAACAGTCCCAACATCGCCATTGGCCAACACCCCAGTTTCGTCTGGGTTGTTAGTTTCTGTGACATCCCCTATCGCACCCAGCGCCTCAATCCCAGTTAGCGCAATAGTGTTGTCTCCGACAACAGTACCAACTGAACCCGCCGCCTCTACTCCCGTAAGCACACAAGCCAGATCACTCGTGACTGATCCTACCGCGCCAGATGCCTGAACGCCAGTAAGAGGAAGAACTATCGTCTGCCCCGCAAGCGAGGCAAACGGTGCTTCAGCGAATGCGGATATTCCAAACATGGCTACTCTAGCGGGTTACCCCGCCAGTCCTATTAGGTTGTAGCCAAGCGGATCAAAGCATTTGTAGTATTGTTTGTTGGCATCGTCAAAGTAAACGTACCAGCAGTGATTGTTTGCGAACCAAAGGTATGAACGCTCACCGCCTTGTCAGCCTGTGTTGAGTTGTAGATCAACACTGCGTCAAACGCTGTAGCCAAGGTCACTGTGGTGTATGTAATGCTGGCCGAAGGTGTGACGAATGCAACACCTGCTGTTGCAGAACTGTTGGTGGCCGTTGGAACGGTTCCCATAGTTACTGCCACACCGCCCGCAGAGTAACCAGTACCCGACACTTCACCTGTTACCGTGTACACAGTGGAAGCGGCATTCATTGTTGCTGATGCCAAGTACAAAGCCGCTTTGAACGAATCAACGCCTGTCCCGGCTCGAATAGGTGCTACACCAAAATTATGGGTAGCGGTCATCAACTCGCCCATAAAACTTGTTGTCATTGCTTGGGTATTTGCCATGTTAGGCTCCTTAGTTAAAAGATGCCGCTTTGGCGGCTAGTGTTACGGATTGCTTTAACGCAACATGAGCAGAGCGGTGAACCAACTCACCATCCAGCCAATACTCAACCCAAGTTGTGTGTTCATGGTCATTATCAACGAAACCCTCTTTTTTCTCAAGAAGAGATTCGTCCATTTCGCCTTTGGTGGTTGTGACCAGTGCCATATTTTCTCCTATACAAGTCTAATGAGTGCGGACGTGCTAGTGTTAGCAGGCATCGTTACGGTGAAAGCGCCGGTTGACGTTACGTTATTTCCGAAGTCCAAAACACAGACAGCGCCGTTTGCGCCAGCTTTGTAGATCAAAGCCCCACGAGCAGTAATTGCGCCAGTCCAAGTAGGGCTTGAGAAATTGACGTAGATCGTACTGCCAGTTGTGCTAAGAGCCGTACTAACCGTGGCCGCTACTACCAGCCCACCAGCCGCATAATTGCCGCCAGAAGTTTCGCCATCAACGGTGTACGCAGTAGTCAGTTGGTTTAACGAGGCCGAGTTTGTGTACAGCGCCAAACGAAACGTGTCCGTTGCAAAGTTCAACGTCCCGTTGATCAACCCAGTGCGCAACGTATTGCAGGAAAAGTTTCCAGTAAAGGCCATCTTAGGTCACCGCCTGTCTGTACTGACCAGAACGATACGCATCCTGACGCTCCATACCATCGCCGAGGCGTTTAGCTTGTGCAAGGGCTTCTTTGTATTTGCCATCGTAAACGGCAAGTATGTCTGTCTCACCCTTCATGTAAGTGTACGCCTCAACCAGTGAGCCATATAGAAGCACAGTATCAAAGTTATCGCCCAACCACGAAGTACCCGCAGTCGTAATGGACTCAGGGTAGTAGTAGAAATGAAGTTCCATCGTGTACACCGCATCGGGTGTGGGGCCAAGAAGAAACGTCAATTCATTTGTAATTGCGTTGCCAACAATGGCTGGGCCAAACAATGCGTAGTATTTCGGAGCGCCTACATCTGTAGTGGGGTTTGGGTATGCCGCACGGATGTAGTTCACGTCTTTGTTCAGCAAGTACTCGTAGCTACCATCTGCGCCGATTGTTGCCAAGGAGTACGTGGCTAGGTAATCGTTTGGAGCCTGCAAATACTTATTGCCAGACTGAACGTTGCCCGTCATGTTTTTACGCAAGAACGGGAACTGCACCGTGTTGTAGACACGTTGTTCTGCTTGCTGAATAAAACGATCAATCTGTTCTTTAGGCGTTTCTATCGCACCGTCAGACACGGTGAACTCCGGAAAATTATTTTCCGTGTACGACTGAATGTTATTGAACAGTTGCGTGTAATTCATATCAAGCCATCGGGCCTCGTGCGGTGATGCCTTTAATAGCTGCGCCATTACCACGTGTAACGATGCCGCTTGTCTTTGGTTCTTTGTATGGATCACGACTGATGTTGCCAACAGACATGTTCACATCATTGGCAGTCAAGCGGTTACCACCTTGGTAGCCACTGTTCTTGATATCTACACCGGCCTTGCCATCCATCGTGTGGGGCGGGGCATAGACATCGGCTTGGCCAACTTCTTTGCCCATTACTTTTTTGCTAAAAGTAGCCATATCAAGCTCCCTTTTTGTAGGTGAACGAAGACTTCTTCTGGTTAGCCACTTTAGCCAGACCACGACCCAGAGCTTTCATCTGAGCATTTGTCTTGCCACCCTTGGCCAATTTAGTCATAGGTTGACCGGGATGCAGCTTTTTCTCGTGCTTATGCACGGCTCCGGCCATCATCTTTTTGTCTTGCGCCAAATCTTTTTTGTCCATGATCGACTCCTTATGTCGTTGTAACCGTAACTGTACCAAGTTCTACCGCCAACACCAAGTTATTTGGCGTTAAAAGCGTATCAAACCCACTTGCCCCGCCAACAGGGTTGTACCCCCACTGGAAGACCCGACTGCCTTGCTCTGGATACCCAAACCCGTCTTGGGTTGTACTGTCCGTCAGCAAAATCTGTAAACCACTTTGACCAGACACTGTATAACTTACGTCAGGACGCGGTTCGCGCACAGCTTGCGGGTCGTTAACTGGGTACATACCCAATTGCAACTGTGGGTGATCTGGGTCCCAGCATGCTGGGCAAACCTTGACCTTAAACGGCTTAGTCTTGACTGTCTGTGTCTTTAATTCCTTGAGCATGTACCTCTGCGCACAACGGTCGCATTCAGCAATCGCACGTTTGCCCGAGGCGAACCGATTAGGCATAGAACATGTTCCTTGGCACGAATCTCAACGGAGAGGTATCGCGGTCTTCTGACTGGGCTAAGTCCCACTGCTGTTCGTACTCTGCCTTCAGACCCATCACGCGCTGGGGGTCAACATCTGGCAGCTTCATGCTCAACAGATAGGCCAACCCGGACACCATACACGGGATAAAGCGGAACGGGATATCTTGCACGGTCACGCCCGTACCAGCGTCTTGAATACGGCGCATGCGGTAGTACACAAACATGTACTGGTTGCCGGGGGCATTTGGCGTTGGCCACACGTTGATTGCGGGCAAGTTCTGCACCGTCAACAAGGCAGCAGGCCCAGCGGTATGTGCTGCGGCAGTCGTGTAGTTTTGCCCACGGGCGCAGTTAAGTAACTGATTGTTTACTGGGTCAACGTTGGGGTAGCTGATTGTCTCGTTACCAATCTTGACAAACCCGGCGGTGGTCAGCCCAGAAACATCAGACACCGTGATTGTGGTGTCCGTGGCTGAAATGTTTGCGGCCAGTGTGACCGTGGTGAGGTTTTCTTGGCCAGACTGGCGGTTGTACCAAACTTGGATTGGGCGACCTTGTGCCAACTTGTTTGGCAGGCTCATGTACGTGGATTCAGAAATGCCGCTGATGTTGATGTCGATCTGGTTAGACGTGGCGTTGCTTTGGCGAATTACCATGTCTAGGAGGTTGATTGTGTCCGTAGGCATGGGGTAGATAGCCTGACCCGTCACCATCGGAATCTGGCCCTGCTCTACAGTCCAGAAGTTCAGACCACGGTTTGCCCACTCAATCGTCAGCAGGTTCAGAGACCGCCGCGCTGTGCGGAAGTTGTAACCCGTGCGGAGTTCTTGACCGCAACGCTCAAACGCCTCCTCAATGAGGTCGTTCATGTCGAGATCAAAGACTGTGGTGCCGGTGGTCTTAGCCATTATCTATACCCTGCCGTTTTCTTTGCAATTGTTTTGGGTTGGGCTACGAATTGCTTCCCGGCGGCTTTTCCTGCCCGCTTGGCTTTGGTCGTTGCAGCGTACTCAGCAGGGCTGAGACTTTTGATCGCAGCTTCTGGAAGGTATCTTTCACCTGTTTTACTAGACGGTTTTCCACTTTTGGTTCTCCATTTCTGGTCACCCCAGTCTTTGAGGGATTTCTGAGGCGCTTTCAATCTCGGTAACCCCCGCCAGCCGCCTTGTAGCGTTTGGCCATTACCTGTGCTTTTCTGGCGCTCCATTGCCCTGCACCCGTGCCAACGATTGCCGCAGCTTTGACGCTGTTAAAAATACGTTTGCGCAAGCTAGGCTTGGTGTAGTTACCAGCCTCATTCACCTTAGACTTTACCTTGCCACCCTCTTTGTACTGGGTGAAGTCAGTATCGTCCCGCCGCGCTACTTTCTTAGCGCCGGGCATTTTAGATGGGGCGATGTCGCCCATACCACGGGATGCCATCATGTTAGCAACTCCCACCATTCTTCATGGTGATCATGGTGCCACGAGTCTTGCCTTTGGTGGCACAGCCATCTGCACGGGAAGAAGCAGAAGACACTTTGCCGCCTTTTTTCATGCCAGCATTAGTGGGGGTAACACCAACTTGTTTCTTCTTGCTTTCGGTCGTTAAAACAGCGTCAGGGTCTTTTTCAAAAAAAGTGCCCATACCAAAGCCTTTGGACGGGTCTTTAGTAACAAACATATTCATAGTTACACCATCTTTCCACGAGTTTTACCACGCTGGGCACAGCCATCTGCACGAGAAGAAGCTGAACCGCCTTTAGCCATCTCACGAGGAGACGGGGGCTTGCCTTTTTCAGCAGTATAAATACCAGCGTTTTGTTTACGCTCGTAATCGGCGAGTTCTTTGGCCGTAGGGCCACCCTGCTTACCGCGCCCTGCACCAGCTTCAAATGTTGTTGCCATGATGGTTCCTTAGATTAGCACTTGGCCATTCCGCCTTTTTTCATCACACGTGAACCGATGCCATTAGGCACACCGGAACCAGCCATCTTGACCTGCGTACCCTTGGTCTTGCCTTTGACAGCAACACCGTCTTTGCTAGGGGCAGCAGTTTTAACTTTGCCCATTGATGTCATACCGCCGCCAGCCATTTTCTTAGCAGGAGCGCCTTTTTTCTTTGCAATCATTGCCATGAAGCCGGGGTTCATTTTTGAAGCCATAGTATCACCACCTTTAGAAAATTTGCGGCCCTTGTCCGCAGTTGTAAAATCTTTTCCCACGGACTGTGGGACTCCCGCTTTCTTAGCAAACGATGGGTTGTTGGCCACCGCTGCCATGAAATTGTGTTGTTTCTTGCTAACCGAGGGCACTGCGCTGCTCCTTCATGAAGTCATCAATCTTGCCTTCAAGTCTGTCCAATCTGGCTAGCACCCGGTTGATGTCGTTATGAACGTCAGATTTGGTCACAAACTTTTCAGCATTCTCTTCACGAGTTTTGCTCAAAAGAATACCCACGCGCTTCACTTCATCGTGAGACGCCTTTACCCAAAACAACAGCAGGGCTGATGCAAAGGAGAGTATTACGTTCCAAACCATGAGTTCCATATCAGCAATTCCAAGCCCGCAAAGACTTATTGATTCGAGAATTCGGGTCGTTCGCCGTTTTCTCGCTTGTTAGCTTCTTTTTCATGCCACTCATCCTCGCACAGAAAGAGTCGCGCCGGGAGCCGCCT